TTACGTGGAAAAACAAAAACTTAGAATTTAACAGTTGGGAGATTGCTCACTTCAGATTGTTGGGTGACGATAGAAAATTACCTTATGGTACTTCCATGTTGGAAAAAGCTAGAAGAATTTGGAAACAATTGGTTCTTTCGGAAGATGCTATGTTGGTTTATCGTGTATCAAGAGCACCCGAGAGAAGAGTTTTCAAAGTTTACGTGGGTAATATGGAAGACCAAGACGTTCAACCATACCTACAAAGGTTTGCACAACAATTCAAAAAAGACTCTGTCGTAGACCCTCAAACAGGAAACGTAGATATGAGATTCAACCAAATGGCGGTTGACCAAGATTTCTTTATTCCAGTTAGAGACCCGGCAGCTCCAAATCCGATTGAAACCTTGGATGGTGCGAAAAACTTATCAGAAATCGCCGACATTGAATACATTCAAAAGAAATTATTGACAGCACTGAGGATTCCAAAGGCGTTTTTGGGATTTGAAGAAGTTGTGGGAGATGGTAGAAACTTATCTCTACAAGACATCCGTTTTGCCCGTACAATCAATAGGATTCAAAAATCTATGATTGCCGAGTTAAATAAGATTGCAATTGTTCATTTGTTTTTATTGGGATTTGAAGACGAACTTGGTTCGTTCCAACTTAGTTTGACAAATCCATCGAAACAAGCTGATTTACTTACCATAGATGTTTGGAAAGAAAAAATGTTATTGTATAAAGATGCCGTGACAGCGGTAGATGGTATTGCACCTGTTTCACAGACATGGGCTAAAAAACATATAATTGGTTTCTCAGATGAAGAAATCAAATTGGATTTACAACAACAGAGAATCGAAAAGGCCGTTGCAACTGAAATTCAAAATACTCCTAACGTGATTACCAAGACTGGTTTATTTGATAATATTGATAAACTTTATGGAGGTTCTACAACCGGGGCAACGGCGAGTAGTGATACGGGTATTGATGCTGGATTGGGAGAATTACCTACAGAAACTCCAATCGAGTCACCCACGGAAGGAGCTCCCGCAGAAATTACACCTGAATCTACAAATAAACAAGACAAGGTCATTTACGATTCAGAAAACTTGGGGACAATTATGGAAATTGATTTGGATAAAGGAAGACGTTCTTTGGGTGAAATAGAAGAGCGTCTGTCTAAACTAATTAACTAATATATTTATAGTAAAATATATCAAATGAACTTCGGAGAAATTTTATCTAAAATTGAGTCAAAAATGGTATCGTCATACGTGAATGGTACTTTGAAAGAAGATACACTAAACTTCAAAAAATTTGTTTTGGAGAATAAAACAATTAGTTCTTTGACTCACCTATATACTGAACTTGATAAGAGTCAAGGTTTGGATAAAGAAACTGCTGAATTATTTATTTCTGAGTCTGTTAGACAGATTGAAAAGTTCTTACCGAAGTTAGATTTGACAAAAGTTGTAAAATGGACTCAAGATGTTGTTTGTGAAAACCAATACAAATCAATTGACAATTTGGTATATACCCTTCCAACAACAATTTTAGAATCGGTGGAAAGTAGAAAAAATATTATTTCAACTTTGACTCAAAAACCACAAGTAAAAGAATCAATTAATTTACCTATTGAAACAATTTTCAATATTGCGGGAAAACAGTTGGAAAATTATATTCAAAATTTAGATGAATCTTCAAAAAAAGATTTGTCAAAAGTTTTAATGACTGAAGATACACAACTAACAGTAGAATTCGAAGACTTAAAAACTAAAACGGTAGATGCTTTGAGAAAGATTTCATCTGATGATGAACTTACTCAAAATAAATTGAACGAAACTATCGAACAAGTTTCACAAGACAACTATTCAAAGATTAATTACGTAAGATTATATAATTTATTCAATAATCTTAATTAATCTTTTTCACTATCCTTTTTATTCTGAACGTACTTGGCTTTCAAAATTTGGGAACGATGTGAAACGCTCTTTTTTTGGAATTGTTGTCTTTTACGTAACTTGTCCAATTGCTTGGTTTTAATAACTTTTCCCTTAAGAATTTTGAGGGCTTTTTCGATGTTTGACTTTTCGACTATTACGTGAAGCATAGATTTGTTTATTGGTATAAATAACTTGTAAAAAAGAAAAAATTTGACGGAGTAACTTTTATACCTATTATTTTACTACAAATAAATTAGTAGTACTCAAATAACACATGAAAAAGGAAAAACCTCTCGTATTGCAGGGTTTCCCGAAGCTAAAATTACTTACGGAACAGTAGACTCAAAAAATCTAAAATCAGTTTATCTAAATTTACAAAGTTGGGTCAATCCCAAAGATGAATATGAAAATTGGGACAGAATTGTTTCATATTTTTCTAAGACAATAAAAAATTCTGTCTACGAAGTTTTGGATAAAGAAATCTTTAAGGAAAACTATATAGTAGATTTAGATTTGAGAAGTAGTGGTATTGTCACAGGAAAAAAGAGTTTCATGAATTTGGAAATTACTTTTTTTACCAACCAAGAATTCGATTTCAAAGATGTAATCCTCAAAGAATCCCTAAGAAGAGTTACTCGAAATATATACATTGAGAATTTCAAGAAAAACAAATATTTTGATTTTACAATCTCAAAAAAAGTAAAAGAAGCTTAAAGGTATATTTATTACTAAAATATCTTTATGAAAATTTTGGGACCTAACGATACTGGCAAAGGAATTCTAATTGAATATGATGCAGGTTTAGTATCACCTAACCATGAGTTTAACAAAAAAATGATTCAAGAATCTAACAAAACTATGTTGGATTATTCTAAACCTTTTGAGTTTTATGCCGTATTACAAAAGTATAATACACCAAACAGAAATGGTCGTGTTTATCCCGAGAGAATCCTTAAAAGAGAAGCCGAAAACTATAAAAAGGCAATCGCGAAAGGTGTAGCACTTTCTGAACTCAATCACCCTGAATCTTCACTGATTGATTTGGATAGAGTTTCACACAGTATCGAAGATGTTTGGTGGGACGGTCATATTTTGATGGGTAAATTAAAATTGTTAACCTCACCTGGGTTTCATGAAAGAGGTATTGTATCTACCAAAGGTGACCAAGCGGCAAACCTTTTGAGACAGGGTGTAACTTTGGGTATATCATCAAGAGGTGTTGGGTCCCTTAAAAAAGTTGGGGAACAAAATGAAGTTCAAGATGATTTTGAATTGATTTGTTTCGATTTGGTTTCTTCACCATCTACACCTGGAGCATATCTTTTCACAAATCCTGAAGATAGAAATAACTTCGAAGAAAATTTGGAGGAGGAAAAAAGGGAGCGTTCTACCGAAATTCATTCAACTGGTTTGAATCGCTCAGTTGACTTATTGAAAAAATTAAATCATTATTTGAATAAATAAAAAATACTTATGGACGAAAAATATTTTGTAGCAAAAATCACTTATGATTTACCTGACGATAATACAGGTAAAATCAAAAAAATCAGAGAGGAAAAACTCGTAAGAGGATATAACGTAACTGATGTAGAAGCTAAAGTCACAAAAAGATATTCGGGTTTTCAACATGATTGGAGAATAACCGCAGTATCTGAAAGTAAAATAGACGAAGTGATTGAAGAATAAGAAAACCCCTCCGAAAGAGGGGTTTTTTAATTATATGAAGTTTATAATAACAGAAAAAAGAATTTTTTAAGTTTTGGCTATATTTATAGTGTAAATTATTCACAATATAATATGGCAGAAAATAAGTCATTAGTTGAGGAAGCACTACTCCAAATGAAAAATTTGGAACAAGTAGTAGCGGAAAATGCAAAAGGAATACTTGCTTCTACAATGAAGGAAGAAATCTCTGAACTAGTAAAAGAGTCTTTGAAAGAGGCTGAAGAGGAATCTAACGAAATGGAAATGGACGAACAACCTGAAATGGATGTTATGACTATTGATATGGATTCCGAAGAATCTGACGATGAATCCGAAGAAATGATTGATATGAATTCTGAAGACGACATGGATGACATGGAGTCTGAAGATGAAATGGATTTTGAACTTTCTATGGATGATGAAGAAGAAGATGAACAACCAATCGACCTTAGAAATGCTTCTACAGAAGAAATTCTTAAAGTATTCAAGAAAATGGGTGATGAAGATGGAATTATTGTAACTCAGGATGATGAAGACATTCATCTTACTGATAACGATGAGGATGTTGAGTATATTATCCAAACTGAAGGTGACGATGAATCTGATGAGGAAGTTATCGATGAAGAAATGCACGGAGAAGAAATGGAAGAAAACATTTCTGATGAAGAGCTAGATTCGATGATGGACAGTATTTTCCAAGAATCTGAAATGGAAGAAGAAGACTCAATGGAAGAAGATGAAGTTGTTTATGAAATCGAAATGGACATGGAAGATGATGAAATGGAAGATTCAGAAATGGACGAAGAGTACATGGAAGAAGAAGACATGATGGAGGCTATTGGTTTCAAACCAGTTATGGGTCACACAAAAAAATCAACATTAACAAATAAAGCTAAGAAAATGGAAACAAAAGAAGGTGACATGATGACCAAACCTGTAGTAGGTAAAGGTGTTAAAACAGGAAAACCTGATTTTGAATTCAAAGAAGGTAAGAAGATGGAAACTAAGGAAGAAGTCATCGAACCTAAAGGTTCAGCTAAAGGTGTTAATATGAATTTGAAACCTAAGAAGTTTGAATATACAGAAGCAAAAAAGAAGCAGGGTTATGATGCTCGTGAAGACGAGAGAGAAGGAATGAAGCACGGCAAGATTGCTGGTAAGGATTTGAAAACTACCAAAGCAAGAAGAGACGATGCTCATTTTGAAACTCGTAAAAAAGGAGAACATTCAGAAGCTGCAAGAACATTAGGTAATGGAACAAGAAATTACCCTATGAGAAAAGGTCTTCCAAAAATGAAAGTTATACCAAACGAATATCTTCAAGAAGAAGTCGAAAGATTAAGAAATAAAAACGATGAGTACCGTAAGGCTCTTAACGTGTTCAGAGAAAAACTGAATGAAGTTGCAGTATTTAATTCAAATTTGGCATACGCTACTAGATTGTTCACAGAGCATACAACCACAAAACAAGAAAAAATCAATATCCTAAGAAGATTTGATGATGTGGAAAGTCTTAAAGAATCTAAAAATCTGTATGGTACTATTAAAAATGAGTTGAATACTCAGGTTCAAAGTGTTGTAACTGAATCTATCAAAGAGATTGACAAATCTCCAGCATCAGGTTCAGCACAAAACTTAATTGAATCTAAAACGTATGAAAATCCACAATTCTTAAGAATGAAGGATATCATGTCAAAAATTAACAGATAAAAATAAATAAATTAAAAAAACCAATATTAAAATGGGTGCATTATTAGAAAGTGGTCTAGTTGGTAACATCGGTCTTAAGCACTTGAAAGTTATCAAAGAAGACACAGTAAATAAGTGGGACAAATTAGGATTCCTTGAGGGTCTAGGTGGTCACTTGAAAGAGAACGTAGCTCAGTTGTACGAAAACCAAGCTTCATATTTGATTAACGAAGCTTCTTCAACTTCTGACTCAGGTTCTTTCGAGACCGTAGTTTTCCCAATCGTAAGAAGAGTATTCTCTAAACTTCTTGCAAACGATATCGTATCTGTACAAGCAATGAACTTACCAATCGGTAAATTGTTCTACTTCGTACCTAAAATCCAAGGTTACTCTGGTGGTACTACTCCTAACGACCTAGGTTACTTCGGTCAATCTGGTGACCACTACGCTCCTGTAGGTTCTCCAGGTAACTACCCAGGTAATCCTGACGCTGGTTACACTAACGGTACAGGTTCTTACAATCCTACATACACAAAGGATTTGTATGACTTGTTCTACGAAGGTAACGAAGCTGGTTTGAATCCTCCAGGTTTGTTCGACTACTCTAAAGGTAAGTGGTCAGCTACTACAGCTACTACTACAACTGTAGCTTGGAATAACAATGGTCTTATGGTTCCTTCAGCATACACTACAAACGATTACAGAAAGGTTATTATCGTATTGAGTGGTTTCTCTAACGCAGGTGCTGGTCAACTTATCGGACCTAATGGTAACACTATGGATACAGAAGAATTCCTTTCAGGATTGAACATCTTCGGTGTTCCTGGTAACCCAACTACAGTTGCTAACTTCAACAATCCTTACTTATTCAGAGTAGTAACTCAAAGATACGGTAAGGGTATCGTAGAATACGGTAACCAAGCTTCAACTACTTGGCCAACAACTGGTTCAGGTGGTCAGTACTACAACGTATGTGACGCTAACGGTAGAATCTACTTGGAGGTTGACCTTCAGGTTCCTGTTTGTGTTGAGTGTGGTCAAACATCTCCTGATGGTTACACAGGTTCTACATTCTCGTCTACAACAGCATTGAACCAAGCGTTCGTTGGTGTTTACAGAATCTACAAAGAACTTGAATTCGAAGACCAAATCGGTGAAGTTTCTTTCGACCTTGAGTCAGTAACTGTTTCTGTTACAGAAAGAAAACTTAGAGCACAATGGTCTCCTGAATTGGCACAAGACGTTGCGGCATTCCACAACATCGACGCTGAAGCTGAATTGACAGCTTTATTGTCTGAGCAAGTGGCTGCTGAAATCGATAGAGAAATCTTGAGAGACTTGAGAAAAGGTGCGGCTTGGAACCTAAGATGGGATTACAACGGATGGAAGAGACTTGCTTCTAGCGGTACAACTCCATACACTCAGAAAGACTGGAACCAAACTTTGATTACTGCAATCAACCAATTGTCAGCTCAAATCCACAAATCAACTTTGAGAGGTGGTGCTAACTGGATTGTTGTTTCTTCTGAAGTTTCAGCTATCTTTGACGACTTGGAGTACTTCCACGTTTCAAACGCGGCTCCTGAGCAGGACCAATACAACATGGGTATCGAAAGAATCGGTACTTTGTCAGGTAGATACCAAGTGTATCGTGACCCTTACTTCCCAGCTAACCAAGTGTTGATTGGACACAAAGGAACTAGCTTGTTGGATACAGGTTACATTTACGCTCCATACGTACCTCTACAATTGACTCCAACAATGTATAACCCATTCAACTTCACTCCTATCAAGGGTATCATGACTAGATACGCTAAGAAGATGGTTAACAACCGTTTCTATGGTAGAGTAACAGTTGATGGTGTTAGAACATTCGACTTGAGAGAATTGA